AACCGGAGGAGCGCTCGGCGAGATCGTCGACCTCCGCCTCTCCGAGGATGGGCAGTGCCTGATCGCCATCCCCGCTTACAACGAGCGCGGACTCAAAACAGTCGCTGAAGCTCAAGGCTCACTCTGGTCGTCTCCGGAGTTCGTCTTGGGCGAAGTCTACGCGAGAGAGAGCGGAGCTCCCACAGGAGGCGCCCAACTTCTCGCCGTCACTCTTACCCCCCGACCGCAGCAAACAGCGAGCTCGGTCGACCGTGTTTTACTCACAGAGGAGGCAAACCTCATGGAGACCCGTGAGAACCTACTGAAGATGGAGCATGAGGATCTTGTCGATCTCTTGCTCCAAAAGATGGCGATGGTCGCCGAGATGGAGAGTCGCTTGACCGAGGAAGAGCCTAAAGAGCTCGCCGAGGAAGAGGACAAGAAAGATCTCGCCGAGGACGAGGACAAGAAAGACCTCGCCGAGGATGAGGACAAAGAGAAGATGATGGAGAAGAAGAGCTACTCGATGAACGAGAGCTCCGCACTTCTCCTCGCCGAGGTCTCCACTCTTCGCGAGCAGCTCACCGCTCTCCGTGAGGAGAACCAGAGCGTCAAGCGTAAGGGCGCTGTTGACGAGCTCGTCCGCTCCGGTCGGATCTCTCCCGCCGAGGTCGCACTCGCCGAGAAGGCTTGGAACCAGGCGCAGAGCGGCGATGACGCTTTCTGGGCGATGTTCAACGAGCGTAAGGCGGGCTCGGTCGTCTCTCTCCGCGAGGTCGGTCACGGCGCCAGCGGTGAGCAGATCAACCGCGAGACCCTCGCTGACCGCGCAAAGCAGCTTGCAGCGGAGAAGTCGATCAGCTTCTCCGAGGCTCTAAACACGATTCGAACCACTGACCGCGAGTTCTTCCTCGCTGCTATGGAGGGCTAAGCATGAGCCGTCTTTCAAACTCTGACATCCGAACCTTTATCGCCGCCGAGGCGATCACCGCTCTCCAAGCAGTCGTCATCGACAGCAACGGGAAGGTCGCACTCGCTGACACCACGACCGGTGAGTACGTCGACGGGATTGCACAGCGCAGCGTTGACGCTGGCGACGCTGTCGAGGTCGTCGTCGACGGTGCCACTAAGGCGATTGCAGGCGCCACTCTCACCGCAGGGACTCACCGTCTCCTCATGGTCGAGACGGGAACCGCTCGCCTCATCCCTTGGGCTACCGGTGGCGGAGCTCCAATCCAGCGCAGCGTCGCTCGCGTGATCTTTAATCAGAATGTCACCTCATACGCCGATGGCGACGAGATTGAGGTCATTTTCACCGGCGCTAGCCAAGCCTCCTAAGGAGTCGTAAATCATGGCCCGTCCATCATATAGTAATCTCCATCCAGTCGATCAGATCCTCACAAACATCGTCGCCGAGGCGATCCCAAGCGATAGCCAGCTCATCGCTGGTCGCGTGATGGAGCAGGTCGACGTCCCAGAGCGCAGCGGAACCCTCCTCGTCGAGGAGACCCGCTCTTTCATGGGTGCTCCAGAGGCTGACTCGCGCCGCGCGCCAGGCGCAAGCCGACAGAGTCTCTCCAGCTTCAACCGAAGCAGCCTCACCTTCAAGGCGGAGATCCACTCGTTCGAGGACTCCATCGCGATGGAGGACATCGAAGATTCGCAGTATCCAGGCTCCGAGGAAGAGCGGAGCGCGCGCAAGGTCCGCCGCGCTCTTCTCCTCGCTCAAGAGAAGCGCTGCGCAGATCTTCTCTTCTCGACCAGCGAGTTCACGAACAACACGACTCCAGGGACCAAGTTCGACGCCGCTGGAGCGGAGCCTCTTTCGTTCCTCCATGATCAGCTCGACGTCCTTCGCGCGGCGAATCATGGGATCGTCGCTGACACGATGGTTCTTGGGTATGACGTGTTCCGCGCTCTCGCTCGGAACCCAGAGATCCGCTCCTTCGTTGGCGATGCTTCCAGCGGGATCGCAAGCGGGAACCGCATCCTCGCCAATGACGCAGTGATCGAGGTCCTCCGAAGCGTCCTCAACATCCCGAACGTCTTTGTCGGTAGCGCTCGACGCGAGACCGCGATTCCAGGCGCGACCTCAAGCGAGGCGAATATCTGGAACGGTGAGACGATCGGCCTCTACATCATGCGCGGCTCCGACGCTGTCGCACAGAAGAGCGGCGGCGTTAAGGCGATGCCAGTCGCGGCGCTCAACATGATGTATAAGGGCCTTCAGGCTGGGCAGTACGACTCCCTCGACCTCGTCCGTCGTCATGTTTGGGGCGAGCATGTCCAGGTCTTCAAGAAGGTTGACGCCGCGCGCGGTCGTCTCCTGACCGACTGCCTCACCTAAGAGGTATTGATGCGCTGTCTTCACTGCTCTTCACACATTCACCTCGCAGAGGACGCGGACGCGAAAGCGATCGACGACCTAACCCGCCAGATTAAGCGGGCGACGGACGCTCGATTGCTCCAGGTGCTCCGCGCGTCTAAAGCGCAATTGCAGCTTGAGGCGAAGCTCGATCGGGATCTCCGTCGAGCGCTCCGAAGAAGCAAGGCTGAAATAGTGAACGCAGTGAAGGCAGCAGCGCAGCGCGGAGGTCTCGACGAGCTCCGCCGGATGCGCCGTGGTGAGATGAACGCTTGGATCCTAGACAATGGCCTAGCCTCGTCCATCATGCAGATCACTGATGCGGAGAGAGAGACCCTCGCGAATGTCGAGGAGCTCCTCTTGGCGTCTGAAGAAGGCTTCTCGGTCTCCGAAATCGGAGGCGTCGGACAAGCCCTAGCTGACCAGACAATCTCGGGGATTTACGATGATGTCATTTTGCCCGATGTTCAGCGATCGGTCAGAGATGCGCTCTCCAGCGCCGCTTTTACTATGGAACCCTCTGATGTTATCAGCGGGCTCGATGCTGCTTTGCGATCCGCAGAGGGTCGTCAGATCACAGAGGCGAGAACAAGGATCACCAGTTACGGACGCGAGCTCACCGCGATCGCAGCCGAAGACGCTGGACTGAACCACTATCTGTACACCGGCCCGCTTGATGGGATCACTCGCTCATTTTGTCGGGTGATCGTCGGCAAGGTCTACACCTCGACCCAAGTCGGAGAGATGCGGAACTATCAGCTTGAGCCAGTGTTGACGCGAGGAGGCGGATACAATTGTCGCCACTCATGGTCGCCGGTCTCCGAAGAGCTGATCGAATCAGCTAGTCTAGAACGCGGAACCGACGCGGAAGTAAGACAAGCCAACCAGAAGGCGAGGGCCGATCGATGATCAAAGCAGCTCAAAACAAGGATTATATCTTCCAGTGGGAGTCGCCTTATCCGCTCGCCGCGACGCCGACTCTCGCCTATACGCTTCCCAACGGAACGACGCGCGCCGCTTCGGATATGACAGCGGTTCACTCGTCAGCGACGGTGACAGCTCTCGGAGGAGATCGGCGGACTCTCACCCTCTCCGCCAGCGCTGACGCTTCAGGGCGAATCGGCGCAAGGTCGGGTCGCGCCTTCCTCGTCACCGATGAGGACGGGCTCTTCCTCGTCACGGTTGATCGGATCGACGGGACAACCGCGATCCTCGCCGACCTTCTTCCGCGAGGTCTAGCACTCACCGAGAGCGCCTCTCTCGTCTGGGCTGGATACGAGTACACGATACCCGCAGCGGATACAGCGACGCGCGGCCTGATCGACTGGACTGTCACTTATACCAGCGACGAGAGCCCCAACGATCGACCACTGACCGCGCGCAACGTGATCGAGGTTGTCCGTCGACCATTCGACACCGGGCTTACTCACTCCGACCTCGTCGCGAAGATGCCCCAACTAGGCGACATGATCCCGCGTCGCCAGCAAGATCTCTCTGAACAGATCGCGGCGGCGCTCGATGAGCTCACCCTCTATATCAGAGACGAGCTTCTAGAGAGTCAGACCGAGGACGACATTTTCAATCCTCACATTTTCCTCGAGGCGCATCGCTACCTCTCCGCGTCGCGCGTCTATGAGATGACCGCTCAACTAGACATAGCCGAGCGCATGAGCAATCGAGCGATGGAGCTCTTCACCAGGGCGATGAGGCAGCTCACCCTCGACACCGACGACGATGGGGTGATCGACTCCGACGAGATCAATCTTCGCAGAGCGGGCGGCAAGGTCAGCGACGCGCGCGGAACCTTCTCCCTCCCATCGGTCCAGCCTACACAGCGAGAGAAGGACATCGCGATCGAGTATCCTCGCTGGCGAGGGATGCAGCACTAATGGGCTCCAAGGTCAAAGTCTCGATCACCATTCCAGAGCTCTGGACGGTGAGAGATAGTCAGATCACAGCGCTCGACACGATCGCTCTGGTCCGCTCTCGCGTCTATGCTGGTAAAGATACGAGCGACCGACCTTTTAAGGAGTATTCAGAGCGACCGATCTATATCTCGTATCAAGCGAACCTTCCGCCAAAAGGCGGCGAGGAGACTCCGAAGGGGGTCTACTATAAAGGCGGATATCGAGAGTATAAGCGGAAGAGCCGACGCTATACGCCAGGCGGAAAGAACCAAACCGCCGAGGTTGATCTTACTTTGAGCGGCGCGCTCATGAATAACCTGATCACGACCAACGCGACGAAGACGAGCTACACGATAGGGCTCTCCTCTAAGGTCCGGTCCTATGGTTATGATGTTCACCGAGATCGTCCGTTCATTGGGCTCTCTAACTCAGACCAGAGAAAGCTCACCAACGCGATCGCCGCGAGGATGCGAAAGAAGCTCTCTCCAGTGGGCTATGGTTACGCAGAGCAAAAGAGCTTTATCAGCTCGATCAATAGAGCAATCGGAGGTCGAAGATGAGCCAAGGAGTCGCGAGCGCTTTCTCTTTCCTCATCAATCGCCTCGAGGCGCTCATCCCGAAGACCGACGAGTCGCAAGGATTCGTCTGTGTTGATCCTGCTTCGGGGATGGAGCTGCTCACAGATCGCCGACCGAATACGCTCCGCCTATTCGAGCTCCGCACGACGACCTTTCCCCATGACGATGGGCAAGCGGGAATCACTGGAAGGAAGCGACTCACCGCAGAGCTCCGCGTCCGCTATGATATCCCGCGAGACGTCGGCCTTCTGGAGCGCATCGTCGGAGAGGATAGCTCACAGCTGGTCAACTCCTTGCGCGATCCCGCGTATAGTCTAGCGACGACTGGGATCACCTCACTGATCACAGGAGAGGCGACAACCACTCCACTCCTTGATGAGGCAGGAAACCCAGCGGCGCTGCTTCTCATTGTCCCCTTTGACCTTCTCTTCTCGGAGGCGTTTTAAATGGCTGTTACTCATCGTTCA